ACATAACCTGGACCATTAAGACTAGCCATTATTATTTCCTAAACGTTTATTGATTATTTATATCACCCACAGGACAATAAATAGACATATGTTTCATAAACGAAAATATAAACCAATGTTTCCCGAGAAGTATGAGGGTGATCCTACTAACATAATCATGAGGTCCAGCTGGGAGACGCGCTTTGCTTCATGGTGCGATAAGAACCCATCTATATTAAAATGGTGTTCTGAGGAGACAGTAGTCCCGTATAGGTGTCCTACAGATAATCGACTCCACAGGTACTTCATAGACTTTAAGATCCGTGTAAAGACAAGAGATAATCAAACAAAGACGTATTTGGTTGAAGTTAAACCTGCTAAGCAGACGCAACCTCCAGAGTATCCTGGTCGTAGGACTAAACACTACATTACAGAATCATTGTCTTTTATTAAGAATCAAGCTAAATGGAAAGCAGCTACAGAATATTGTAAAGATAGGGGATATGAGTTTGTTATCATCACAGAAAATGAATTAGGCCTGTAATTACATATAAATAATCAAATGGCTCAGAAATTAAAAGACGTATTTAAACAGAATCCATATGAACTAAAGCAAGCAGCATTTAGATCAAGGGCATGGTTTCAACAACAAGCTATCTTATTAGGTAGACAGAATATTACCCGTCAAAAGGTAATGAATTCAAACCCTAAACAAGTAAAAGCTCAGGTAGTTCCAGGCAGTTTGTATATGTTTTTCTATGATCCTAAATTTAAAGACGAACTACCATACTATGACAGATTTCCACTAGTATTCCCATTCAAAAGGGTTCCAGGTGGATTCATGGGATTAAACATGCATTACATCCCATATCAAATGCGTGTCATGTTATTACAAAGATTAATGGATTTTGCTACAGATAGCAACTTGACTGAAAACACTCGTCTTAAGCTGTCTTGGAGACTTATAGGTGGGGTGTCTAAGTTTAAATGGGCACAACCATGTGTTAAACACTACCTAAATGATCATGTTAGATCTACGTTTAGGAAGATAGATGCTCCAGATTGGACTACGGCTATGTTATTACCAGTAGAACAATTTGTAGGAGCACAAAAAGCAAAAGTCTGGAAAGACTCGATGGGATACTAATGGCAACATTAAATGAATTCATAGCAACTATAGCTGGAGAGGGATTGATGCGAACTTCGCGGTTCGCTGTCATGTTCACATTACCTAGTGCTATAGTTGAAGGTAAGTATACAAGAGATCTAAGAAAAGTCTTACTATATTGTGACAATTTAAATTTACCAGGTATTACATTAGAAACTACTGCAGCTAAGACATTCGGCGAATCTCGAGAGATGCCACATAATAAATTATTTGATACAATCAATATGGGATTTTATGTCGATAACTCCATGTCAGTCAAGTTATTATTTGACAATTGGATGGGAGCTATACAAGATCCAGTGACAAGAACATTTAATTATTATAGAGAGTACACCACAGATATTGTAATAGATGTATTTGATGTTGCAGATAAAAGCCGCTATCAAGTTACTCTGTATCAGTGCTATCCTAAAGCTATAAATCCAGTGCAAATGGATTATTCAAATAAAGAAGTCATGAAGATGGTAGTTGCTATGAACTACAAGTATTGGAGATCATCAAGTACAACAAATACTTATGGAGGAAATGTTAGTTCTGATGGTATATTTTCTAATTCACAAGATTCTCTTAATGAATATTTAGGCGATACTGCAAATATACCGGATACATATTTTACAAACTTTAATCAATATCAAACAGGATTTAACTCATTTGAGCAAGGTAGGGCTTCATTATTCTCATCAGAAACAGCTTCAGTTGGTCAAGGAAGCATAAAAATATAAGGAAATAAAATGGCAGATATAAAACAAGGTGTAAGCGATAATGCTTACAGACAATTAGCAGAAGCAGATACAAATGGTGACGGCTACGTTAGCAGTCAAGAGTTAGCAATGTATTTAGAGTTTAAACGCAGAGAGCTTGAAGATCAAGATGCTCAACGAGATGCTATGCGTAAGATGACATGGTTCGCTCTATGGGGCATGTTACTATATCCAGTAACTATTGTTATTGCTTCATGGTTAGATGTAGATGATGCTGCTAAGATTATCGGCGATATTGCACCTACATACTTTGTAGCTATATCAGCTTTAGTTGCAGCTTTCTTTGGTGCTAATGCATACGCATCATCAAAAAAGTCTGAGGCGGCCGTTCCGCCGCCAGCTCCACCTAGACCATCTTTTTCTAGATCAGAGCCAACACCAACTAATCCAGCACCACCGAGTGTAGAGGATTATAGTGAACCAGAAACACCAATTGCTCCTGCAGCTAGAGCCACACCAACACGTAAGATAGTGTAATATAAAGGTATTATTATGAAAGCTGATGACAATTTATCAAAGATATTTGATGTAGAACCACTTAAGCAGGGTGAAGTGGCAAGCACGGGACAAGAGATTGTCCCAACTTCTAATAAGGTAGAAGAGAATGTCAACTATGACTATGATTCTGCCCGCAATAATCTACATAAGCTATTGAATCAAGGACAAGATGCACTGTATCATGCGCTAGAGATAGCCAAACAGTCAGAGCATCCAAGAGCATTTGAAGTAGTAGGTAACTTAATGAAACAATTGGCTGATACTAACGAACAGCTACTAGCATTAAGTGAACGTAAGCAAAAGTTGGATGCACCAAGACCTGGCGCAGATGGCCAACCAAATAAACAAGTCACTAATAACAACGCAATATTTGTGGGATCTACAAGTGAATTAGGTAATTTAATTAAGAATATGAATAAGGGAGAATAGTATGGCACTACCAAAAATGAATGCACCATTATATAACGTGACGATTCCTTCAAATAAAAAGGAAGTAAAGTTTAGACCGTTTTTAGTTAAAGAAGAAAAGTCTTTATTACTAGCACAACAGTCTGAAGATCCAAAAGTCATGATAAACACACTTAAGTCTATCATTGAAAATTGTATAGTAGATGATGTTGATGTTGATAAGTTAGCTACATTTGACTATGAATATTTGTTTACTCAGATAAGAGCAAAGTCCGTAGGTGAAATAGTAGAGTTATTATTCTTATGCGATACATGTGATGATGACAAAGCTAAGGCACAAGTCAACCTTGATATCTCTAAGTTTAAGGTTGAGTTCCCAGAGGGACATGATAATAAGATATCTTTATTTGATGATGTAGGTATCGTCATGAACAATCCAACCCTTGCTACTTTAGATAAGTTAGAAAAGATAAAAGAAGGTGACGTTAATAGTATATTTGATGTAGTAGCTGATTGTATGGAATCAGTCTATACAACAGAAGAAGTATTTAATACTAAAGATCAAACTAAACAAGAAGTGATTGACTTCCTTGAGAACTTAACTCAAGAACAATTTAAGAAGATTGAAAGCTTCTTCTTAACTATGCCTAAGCTACAACAGAAGGTCGAATATAATTGTCCTGTATGTAATAAGCATCATGTTAAGACGATGGAGGGTCTGGCAAGTTTTTTTTAATTAATCTCAGTCACGAGAGCTTAGCCAACTATTATAAGATGAACTTCGCTCTCATGCAATACCACAAGTATTCGTTGACTGAGATTGAAGAGATGTTCCCCTTTGAACGCGAGATATATGTTGCTATGTTAGTTAAATACTTAGAAGAAGAAAAACAAAAACTGGAAAATAGGTAATGGCAAAAGATCCTGGATTAAGCTTTAAGACAGAACAAGACTTTGAAAAAAATATGGGTACTACTATGAACCCTAAAGCTTTTCAACAAGTCGTACAACAGTTACGCACTAATAATTTATCCGCAAAAAGTATATCTGCTGATAATATAAGCGCCAAGACTCTTGCTGAACCAGTCATTAAAGATTCTAAGGAAATCAAATCTAAACAAGAAGAACTTAAAAGCAACGAAAAGCTTTTAGATTCTCATAAAAAATTAACTACAAATATAGAGAAGTTAACAAAGACAATATCTGATTCTGTATTAGGTAAAAATAAAGCAAAAGCTGACAGAGCTGAAGATATTGCCGGTAAACAAAAGTTAGACTATAGAGGTATCGGCCAACAGTTTAAAGAAAAGATAATGGGCCGAGGTGGAGATAAGTTTGACACAAATTCACTACGCTATAAGTTAGGTTCATTAAGAGGTTTAGCTCGTACTACTGGTCTTGTATCTGAAGGTGGATTCATTGATAATAAGTTAGCTGTTCG